ATTGCCCGCGCCCGTGGTGCCAGGGATAACGATGATGCGCTTTAAAAGATTACCCTTGGCGGCAGTGGTAATCGCAAGAGGTGCTGCGGTCTGCGATGCCGCCACCGGTACGTAATCCGCAGGAGACTGCGTTTTCGCAAGGAGGCCAAAAAGCGACATTCAGCACCGTGCGCCCCCTACGCGATCTGACGCGCGGGTTCGGCGAGCGTCCCGAGCACATTGGTCTCAATCACATCACCGGCCTGACGGCGGCCCAGACGGGTCACACCGGCATTGCGTGATTTGGTGACTTGCGGGGTAGCCGCAGTTTCCGGCTTGTGCATGACTTTCAAGCCGGTGCTGTCACGCGGCTTGTCGGTCACGGCCTGACGCCCGACATTCGGGGTTGCGCCACCGATGGACTCCACAAAAGCGCCGTAGATGATGCGCGCGGGTTCGTTGGCAGGGCTCATGCCCTCATTCGGAACGCCCGCCCATTCAATCTTGGTGCGCCGCTTGACGTGGTCGCGGTCGGTGTAAGTGGGTTCGACCAGCTCCTCAGACAGATAGACTGCCCGGGTGAGTTCATACTGGGGAATCTCGTCACGTGCGGCGAAATCCAGAATAAGCGCGCTCATGCGCTCACGGGCCAAACGCCGGGACTCCAACACCTCAGGCGCCACCCGCTTGCGGTTGGTACCCTGGTCGGAAATCTCGCCGATCGCCAGCGCCAGCTGGCGGACCAGCGAAAGATCACCGGTATGCGCCTCGGTCCCCGCAGCGGCACGGGCCGCTTCCAGTTTGGCCGCCAGATCCGCGGTGGCCATCTCCACCGCCTGGGCAATCAGCGCCTTGACCTCAGGAGAACGCAACGCCACTTCGGCGCTGACCTTGGTGGTCTTGGCGCCGCGGGGGCGCCCCCCGGCATGTTTCGCTTTCTTCGCAGGAGCCGAGACGCTGTTTTCCTCAGTCATTAATGCACCGCATAGTTGGAGGACGCATTCTTGTTGGCCTGATCATCACGCACATAGGTAGGATACGCGAAGGCGATCGTGCCCGTCGAGAACTGTTGGCCGGAATTGGTGACAAAATGCAGGCGGTAGAAACGCGGGTTCGGAACCGAAGCCACCGACGGGGGGATGTCGAAGCGGCCAATGACAGCGCCCGCCGTCAAGGCGGCTGCGGCCAGTGTACCGGTTTCGACAATGGTCGTCCACGAAGACGGGGTGTAACCCGGCGCGCCGGTATCGGCGGACGCCTGGAGCTGGACATTCAACGTGGCCGATCCGCTGGTCACGAACGCAGTACCGACTGTGATTAGCAGCGTGGGTTCCGGCTGGCCGCCGCCAACACCGATATCCTGGCCGAAGACGGTCGCGGTACCAATGATATTGGCCGGTGCAGTGCCAACACCGCTGCCCAGCAGATCGATAATCGAGGAATCGAATGTCGCCCCGGTAGCGCCTACACAAGAAAGCGGGGCGCCGTAAGGAACGAAAGCCAGGGTACTGTCGAGGCGCATGGTGCGGTTCCTTTAAACGACGCGGGCTTCGGTGGTGAGCAGCTGGTCGACGATGCGAATCGGGATCATGCGATAGGCATCGCACACTTTGCCCGCATAGTCATTAACGCTCAGCAGGACATTGCGATCGCGGATCATCTGGACGTCCATCCAGTGACGACCGGTACGGTTGGTATAGATGCAAGGACGGATGCCCGGCGAGGGTTCGGTCGGCGCATCGGTTTTGGTGATACCGCTCATGCCCTTGCCCAGGGTCGGGGGCAGATACATCAGCTGAGCAAAACCGGCGAAGATGTCGTAGGGGGTGGGCCCAGCGAGACCGGCGGTGGTGACGTCCACGTTGGCGACGCGGGCAGCATAACGCCAGTCCATCGGGCACAGGCCAGCCTGCTGACGGAACCACGAAGTGTAAGCTTCGAAGCGATTGCCCAGGCTATCAAAACCAGGGACAGTGTCGCCCTTGTCTTCCATCGACAGACCGGCCTTCGATCCGCGGGGGTAGACGTTGAAAATCGTGCGCTCGCCATGGCAAATCAGCCAGAATGAGAGATTGCTCGAACCCGTCCCGCCCGCATCGATGACATTAACGGCGTTCTGCGCGGTGGAGGTGTTCACCGTGTTGTAGAACGGCGAAAGGCCCATGAACTGCGCGGGGTTGGTGACGGTGTTGCCGTAGAACTGGGTCTGAACCATCGTCTGGCTCATACCCTCAAGGAACGCGGCATCCTCAGATTCGCGGTAACGCTCGACATCGCCGGAGTCTTCGGCCTGCATACGGTCGATCTGGGAATAATCCTCCAGCGAGCCAACCGAAACGGTGGCCTGCGCGGTGGTGGACTTGCTGTAGGGCACGCCCTGCAAGTACTGGCGCCAGGATCCGGCGGGGATCGAAGTGCGGAAGGTGAACTTGTGACCGCCGATTTCGTTGGCTTCGATCCAGACGGCGTCGTCGTAGTATTCATTCGCCTGAGACATCATCTCAGCTATATAATCAAGTTTGCCGTAGGGATCCATTCTGCGCGCCAAATCGATTAGCGTTAACCACTGGCCGGTCGCGATGGCACGTACTCCCCTACAGGAAACGCAAATAAGGCGTTTTCAATTTCTATGCGCAGTGTTGCGTCGGGAACTTGACGTAAGACAATGAAAAATTTAAAGTCAAGGTACTCTCAAGGTTGGGCTGGATTACATCACACGTGCGACAAGATCCTGTTTTCTACGTATATGTGCTTTTTCGTCCGTGGAACGGCGAACCCTGTTACATCGGCAAAGGTGTTGGTGATCGTCTAAACGTCCACAGCGCCACAAAAGCGCGGCAGCACAACCCCCACCTAGCGAACGTACTTAAAAAAGCCAAACGCTTAGGTTTAGAAGTCCCCCGTGTGAAAGTTCGTGAAAATCTTTCCGAAACCGAAGCACTGGACACCGAGAAAGCATTCATCAACGCCATCGGACGTAACATCCATGGTGGCCCACTTACAAATCTAACTGATGGTGCTGGCGGTACTACCGGTCATACACACACTCCGGAAACACGCGCCAAAATAACTGCGGCTTTAAAAGTGCGTGTACGTACCGCAGAAACGTACGCCAAGATAGCCGCGAAAAAACGTGGACAAAAACATACGCCAGAAACGCTGGCTAAAATAAAAGCCACCCGTGTTGGCATACGATTGCCATCACCATCAGAAGAAAGACGGCAAAAAATAAGTGCAGCCTTAAAAGGCAAGAAACACACACAGCGGAACGTCGCGCCAACATGATTAAAGCGGTAAACGATCCTGACGTACGCGCCGGTCGTGAACATATTTGGGCGCGCTTTAGGGGTGTTCCACTTACCGAAGAAACAAAAGCAAAATTACGCGCATCAAAATTAGGTAGAAAACCAACAGCAGAACATCGTGCTGCTGTTAGCGCAGGGTTAAAATTGGCTTGGGCAAAACGCAAACAAGCTAAACAACAAACACCAGAGGTTGCCGATGCCAATTTCATGTGACCCCAAAATTCAGGTCAGCGTCAATCTCAGCCCACGAACAGTTACGATGCTTTCTGGAGAGGCTAAACGTCTTGGCATATCTTTCAGCGATCAAGTACGCCGCATCACCGACGTCTGGGCCGATGGGTGGTCGAAACGCCAGGAAAAACCGCCGGAAAAAATTCTTGTTCTCGACCGGGAAACCGGCGCGCTGCGCGGCGCGCGCTAACGCTTAGCCTGACTGGTGGGGTGGTCGTACAGCGATGCGCGGCGTCCCTTGCCGCCGGGACGCGTGCCCAAATCCGGCGGCGGCTTGAAATCCATCTGCGGCGCCGCGGGTTCCTTGAAACGCCGACTGACATTGTTCATCAACCGCCAAAATGACGGGTGATCGCCGACCCCGGTATAGCGCAGCATATCATTGAAATCCTTCATCTCGGCGTTGTACTGCTTAGTGCCTACCGTGTGACGCGACACAAACAGATCACGCATTTCCGCGCCGTTCAGTTTGGTGGTCTCGAACCCGGAACCACCGAGTTCAGGGTCCGCCATCAGCTGCTTGCGCCACTCCGCACGCGTATTGCGAAAAGAATCCTGCTGATCCTTCCGCAACAGCTGGTCGTAGCGCTTCATCTCCTCGATATGCATGCCGATCAGCGTGTCGCGTGCCTCCTGAGGCGGCAAAGCCTTCGCGATGATGTCATTCAGCTCGGTAATGCGCACATCATCCAGTTTGATGCCTTCGGGCGCGTGAAACGACTGAAATTCGACTTTGGGCCCCGCAGACGCCGCTTCTGCGGGTTTTTCGCCTGTTTTTTCGCCTTTTTCGCTGGTTTTCTCACCCTCCTTGCCCACAGTCTCCAAAAGTGTCGGTTCGTCGCTCGCAAGCGGATCTTTCGGCGGTTTTTCGCCGGAAATAACAGTTTCGATCAGTTTTGCGCCGTCTCCGGCAGCCGGGGTGCCGTCGGCGGGCGCCGCAGTCGCTGCAGCAGCAGGTGCATCGACGACAGGAGCCGCTGCCGGAGCGGGCGCGGCGACAGGTGCAGCTACCGCAACAGCTGGTACCGGAGCCGCTGCAGCAGGTACGGGCGCGGCAGCGGGTGCAGCTGCCGGTGCAGATGCTGCGGCAGCAGCAGGTGTGTCATCGGCCATGGCGAGATCTCCGGGTTGTTTTCTTTTCAGTCACGAAATACGGGTCTAATTCGGTATGCATTGTATGCACTTCCACAAAAGCTGCCTTTCGAAGCGCGTCATATAATCGCCAGCCAGCTGCTTTTTCACCAGCCTGAAACCAAGTCGCCTCTGGATGAGGAAATCCAGCAGGCGTACTAGCGAAACGCTCTTCGAACGTGTGCATGCTGATGAGAACCTCCCACATGACCATGCGCCCGAGCGGCTCAGACATAACCTTCTGCCAGAAATCCGCGCGTTGGTCTGCCGCAAAAGACGCGCGTTGGCGAGCCCGGTTGATCCTGACGGGGTCCGCGGCGTTAGGTATTTTACTTGGAGCATTCTCGTCCCGCGATCCCTCGATCGGGGTCTCCTCTTCGTCTTCGATCTCGCCAATTGTCAATGCACGGTACTCTTCGGACCGGGTAAATCAGGCTCCGACACCGGCAGCATAAAACCTTTCGGCGGCAGGATGACACCGCGCTTGCCGGTTTTCTTGGTCTCCAGTTTATTGGCGTTTTCCAACGCCACCGCCAGGATTTCGGCGAGGCCTTTGAAGCGCCACGCGGGCTGCTTCTCACGCAGCCAGCGCCCGCACATCTGCTGGGCCTGGGCCAGTTTCAAGCCGAACGGCAGCCAGCGGGTATCTTCGCGCCAGCCCGCCATCTGACGGCAGCAGCCTTCGGCCAATTTCAATTGTTCGCGCAAAACCACATAGTGTGGCCCTCGCAGGCCTTTCGAAATATGGAAAGCCGCCTCGGCAGCCAGCCGCAGGCTCTGTTTGAGTTGAGATAGAATCTCACGTTCTGTCAAAGCCATTAAAGAACCATGCTTTCCAACGTGCCACAGGTGATGCACACGCGCTCGCCCATCGGTACGCCGTGGATAGGGGTGTCAATGAATTCGTGCTTGCACTTCTGACGGGCTTCTTCGCAGTCGTACATCTGCTTGATGCCA